TCATCTAGTTTGCTAACAGGCTTGCCGCCAACCATGACGGCCACGCTGCTGCCCATGTTCCAGATTTCTGCTGCGTAACAATCGGCTTCATCATTGCGTGGTAGCCCTGATTGCGGGCACCACATTTGCCAGACATCCTCGCTTTCACGCAGGATGGTGTTGGGTGGCAAGCCGAGGTGTGTGATGGCTTGCGCAAACGTGATCGGTGCTTGCTGCTTGCGTCCCCCAAAGATCCCCATGTCTCCAATGTAATCCTGCGCTCATCTGGAGTCCACATGAATTACCTGCGTATTACTGTTCTGTCCGTTTTGCTGCTGTTTGTCGCTGCCCCTGCAATGGCCCGTGATTGGTCAGGCGTGGATTGCGACACCCTGAAGTCTGCCAAGAAGCAGGCTGCCTGCTGGAAGGCTGCTGCCCAAGTTGAGCTTGAGCCTGAGTTGATTCCAGGTGCGAAAGGTGACAAAGGCGAGAAGGGTGACGCTGGCCTGTCCATTGTTGGCGCTGCTGGTGCCAAGGGTGATCCTGGCGTGAAAGGCGACAAAGGTGATACCGGCGCGACAGGTGCCACTGGCCCTGCTGGGCCTGCTGGTGCCGATGGCGCGCCAGGCGCTGATGGTCAAGGCTTCGCTTCAGGCACGATCCTGTTGGTGCGTGATGATTGTCCTGCCGGCATGACGCTGGTGGGCACACGCAACGAGTGGGGTCTTTACAACGTCGTGGCGTCTGGTCGGCCTTGGTCGGGTGGCACATGGTCGCAGTTGTTTGTTTCCTTGTGCAGCGTGAATTGAGGTTGTGATGCCTGGTCGTGGCCCTGTCCCCCAGCGTGAACGCTCGCGCCCTAATGACACTGCTCGACGTAATGCCGAGTTTGTCAAGGTCAGCGATGACGGCCAACTGCGTGGCCCTGCCCTACCTGATGGCGTATGGCATGAGCGCACCGCGCAATGGTGGGACACCTGGCGTTCCTCGCCCCTGTCGCAGACGTTCACCGCTACCGATTGGGCGTTCCTGCTGGACACCGCCTTGTTGCATAACGAGTTGTGGTCGGGCAACACTGGCGTGGCTGCTGAGCTGCGGTTGCGTGTGGCGAAGTTCGGTGCGACACCTGAGGATCGCTTGCGCTTGAAGGTGGAGATCACCGATGAGGTTGCAGCGGTTAAGTCTGAGCCGCGCGTGAACGCTGACCGTAAGGCACGCCTTGTCGCTGTTACCAACATCTAGTCTTGGCTTCGCCCTCGTTGATTGGATAGAGCACTACCTAGTCCACGGCCCTGGCGACATTGAGGGCAACCGCATCAGCCTTGATGATGAGTTCGCATCCTTCATTCTTCGCTGTTATGAGATTGATTCCAGCGGCAAGCGCTTGATTCGTCGAGCAGTGATGAGCCGCCCTAAGGGTCGCGCGAAGTCTGAGCTCGCTGCGTTTATTGCGATTTGTGAAGCAATCGGCCCTGTGAGGTTTTCGCATTTCGCCAAGGCCGGCGAGGTGTCGCCGTGGGGTTACGCCTATGACGAAGGTGAGCCTGTCGGCCAACCTGTGAAGCGTCCTGAGATCTTGTGTTTCGCTACCGAGTACGGGCAAGCGGGGAACACCTATGACGCGGTGCGGTTCATCTGCTCGCAATCGGAAGCCTTGCGTGCTGACTTTCCTGGCATTGACGTGGGCTTGACTCGCATCATTTTGCCCCAAGGTGGACAGATCACCCCTGAGTCTGCTGCTGATTCTTCTAAGGATGGTGGCAAGTCCACCTTCGTTGTCTTTGATGAGACGCACCTGTGGGTGCTTCCTCGACTTAAGCGGCTGCACCAAGTGGTGTTGCGTAACTTGCTCAAGCGCAAGGTTGCCGCTGGGTGGGCGTTTGAGACTACGACGATGTATGCCCCTGGTGAAGGATCGGTGGCTGAGGGCACGCACGAATACGCCAAGGCTGTGGCTGAGGGCCGCGTCGGTGATGCTGGTTTGTTCTTTGATCACCGTCAAGCGTCACCAAAGTGGGATGCAACCAAGAAGCGTGACCGCATGGCTGGCCTTGACGAGGTGTATGGCCCTGCCGCTGCGTGGCTTGATCTTGCATCCATCGCTGATTCCTACGATGACCCGCAAACCTCACCTGCTGAGTGGGAGCGTTACTGGTTCAACCGTCCTGTGTCGTTGCAGGGTCAATGGTTGCCGCAGGCCGCTTGGGATGAATGCCAGGTGGCCCGAGAGATTCCTGATGGCGAGCGCGTCGTACTTGCCCTTGACGGTTCCTATTCGCGCGATGCCACGGCGATTGCTGCGGTGTCTGTAACACAATTCCCGCATCTTCAATTGGCTGGAATCTGGGAACGTCCACCTGGGGAAACCGAGTGGACGGTGCCGATTCTTGACGTTGAGGAAGCAATCCGCACGGCATGTCTGCGCTGGCAGGTTGTCGAGATTACTGCCGACCCGCACCTGTGGTCACGTTCACTTGAAGTGCTTGCGGCTGAGGCGTTGCCTGTAACAGAATTCCCGCAAAGCGCGGCCCGCATGACACCTGCCACTCAACGTTTCACCACGATGGTGCTGGAACGCCAATTGACGCACAGCGGTGACCCAATCCTGACGAGGCATATCAGCAATGCGGTGCTGAAGTCTGATGCGCGTGGCGTGCGGATTTATAAGGAAAACAAGAACAGCGCCCGCAAGATTGACGCCGCTGTTGCTTCCATCATGGCCTTGGAGCGTGCCATGACGTACCAGGAACAGCCGCAGACGGCTGAACCATTCTTTATCGCTTAGGAGATTTGATGAGCACAGTGCTGCAACTTGTGGGCCTTGGCGCTGTCGTGGCTGGTGCTGCGCTCATCGCGCCTGCGGCTGGGTTGATCGTCGGCGGCGTGTTGCTCGCGCTGGTTGGCGTTGCGCTTGAACCGAGAGGCAAATGATGCTTGGTCGTTTACTAGGACTTGGCGAGCAGCGTGCGGTGTCCTACCAATCATTGTTTGCCAGCGGCGCTGAGTGGGCGTTCACCACGCCTGCTGGCGTGCCGATGGATCAGGACAAAGCCCTCAAGGTTGGCACGGTGTACGCGGCTGTGCGGTTGCTGTCGGACACGATCAGCACCCTGCCGGTAGACACGTTCATTCGTCGTGATGGTCAGCGCGTCCCTTATCGGCCACGGCCTGAATGGGTCTATCAGCCTGACATCGGCACCACCAAGGATGAATTCCTGCAACAGGTGATGATCTCACTGCTGCTTGATGGCAATGCCTTTGTGCGCGTGTATCGCGCCACCTCAGGTGCCAACGCTGGGTTGCCCACTGCTCTGGTGGTGCTCGACCCCACGAAGGTTGAGGTGCGCCGCAATCCGCAAGGTGAAATTGAATACGTTTATGACCATCGTGTGACGATTGCTCGCCAGGACGTTCTCCACATCACCGAGCTCAAGAAGCCTGGTGCGCTGCGTGGTGTCTCACGCATTGATGAATTGAAAGACACCCTTGGCATGGCGCAAGCCTTGACCGAGTTCGCTGCACGGTTCTTTGGTTCAGGCTCGGTCACCTCAGGCATCATCGAGACACCAGCGATGATGAACAAAGAACAGGCATTAGAACTCAAGACAGCGTTTGAGGCAACGCACCGTGGCATTGACAAATCTCACCGCGTTGGCGTGCTCGGCGGTGGGTCAAAGTTTGTCAAGACAGGCGTTGATCCCGAAGAAGCTCAGATGCTTGAATCGCGGCAATTTGCGGTTGAGGAAGTTGCGCGTATCTTCCGCATTCCACCGCACATGCTCCAGGTCACCACGCCTGGATCTATGTCTTATGCGAGCGTGGAACAGAACGCCATCCAGTTCAGCCAATACACGCTGCGGCCTTATATTTCCAAGATTGAGGCCGCGCTGACCACGCTGCTGCCTGGTGATGCTTTCTACCGCATCAACCTTGACGGCTTGCTGCGTGGCGATTTCCAGACGCGCATGAGCGGTTACAGCACCGCCGTGCAAATGGGTGCGTTCAGCATCAATGATGTGCGCCGCTTGGAGGATCTCTCCCCTGTTGATGGTGGTGATGAGCACCGCGTGCCGTTGGCGAACGTGAACGTGACCGCTGCGAACCTGATTGAGCAAGAGAAGCGCGTGGGGATGCTGACTCGCTTGGTGCAGTTGGGCTTTGAGCCTGATGAGTCGCTCGCCGTGGTTGGTTTGCCGCAGATTACGCACACAGGCTTGCCGACGGTGCAATTGCAGAATCCTGCCGTGCTTGACCCACTTGACCCTGCGGCTGCCTACCCTGTGCGCGACCTTGACCGTGATGAGGAAGCCCGATGAGCGTGTCACCTGGCATTCTGAATTTAACTTTAAGCCAAGGCGCTACTTGGAACGTTTCTATGACGTACACCAATGCCGACGGCGATCCCATTGACTTGACCACATATTCGGCACGGATGCAGGCGCGCACAAGCTACGAAGCCGCCAATGCGATTCTTGATTTGTCCGAGGGTGACGGCATTATTCTTGGCGGCACGGCTGGTGGCGTGACCATTAGCGTGAGTGCAGGAACAACGGCAGCAATTCCTGCTGCGCAATATGTCTATGACTTAGAACTCGTCAGCGCGTCAAATGAGGTCACACGGCTCATTGAGGGAACGTTGATCGTCACGCCTGAGGTAACGCGCTAATGGGCGTTGTCATCAATTATCCAGAACAAACAAAAGTTACGGTTGAGGATGATGGCGCGAACGTTGTCGTTTCATCAGCCGCCGCTCAAGGTCCACAAGGGCCAATAGGCCCAACAGGTCCAACGGGTCCTGCTGGCGTTACTGGTGCAACAGGTCCAACCGGTGAAGAAGGATCAACAGGTCCCACTGGTGCAAGCGGCGCGCAAGGTGAAACGGGCGCAACAGGTCCCACTGGGCCAAGCGGTGCTCAAGGCGAGGTAGGCGCAACTGGCCCTACTGGTGAAATTGGACCGACGGGTGCAACTGGCGCAACAGGCAATGTTGGACCTACTGGTCCTACGGGCGCTCAAGGTGTTCAGGGCGATACCGGAGCAACTGGACCAACTGGAGCGGTCGGTGCCACAGGACCAAGTGGTGCTCAAGGCATTCAAGGTGAAACGGGTGCCACTGGTGCAGTTGGTCCTACGGGTGCAACAGGTCCTCAGGGCGATACAGGCGCAACTGGCGCTACTGGTCCACAAGGTGTTCAAGGCGAAGTTGGCGCAACGGGACCAACTGGTGCAACAGGCGCTCAAGGTGAAACTGGCGCTGTTGGTGCTACTGGTCCACAAGGCATCCAAGGTGAAACTGGTGCAGTAGGTCCCACCGGACCTACGGGTGCACAGGGTGAGGCTGGATCGGTTGGCCCAACTGGTGCAACTGGTCCACAGGGTGAGGCTGGTGCTGTTGGCGCTACTGGACCAACAGGCGCAACTGGCTTACAAGGCGATATTGGCCCAACAGGACCTACGGGAGCAACTGGCGTCGAGGGTGCGACAGGTCCAACAGGTCCTACTGGTGCTGAAGGCCCAACTGGTCCTACTGGCGCTCAAGGTACCCAAGGTGAAATTGGACCTACGGGTGCAACTGGTCCGACAGGCTTGACCGGCGATGTCGGTGCAACTGGTCCCGCTGGGCCAACGGGACCGGAAGGTGCTGCCGGAGCAGTTGGTGCCACAGGTCCCACTGGTCCAACTGGTGCTACTGGTGACGCTGGAGCCGTTGGTGCTACTGGTCCACAAGGCATTCAAGGTGAAAC